CATCAACGGCTCTACTCGTTGGAGTTTGTTTCCATGTTGTGGTAGAAGAAGTTCCACCTCCTTCTTTCATTAATCTTTTTCTTTCTTTTTTAGCCCATTCTTGGACTTTTTTACTTGGTGTTCCCATTATAAACTCCTATTTCTTCTGTGTCTTTAACCAGTGTCCATAAAGTTTCTTATGCATATCATCTGGCATCATTCCCTTTGATCCACTAAATTTAGCTTCTTTACTTACCGTCCTTTTCCCTTTAGCATTAACCTTCCCATATTGTGTTCTACGTTCAGTTGTTGCAACTGCTCCAATTGGTGCTGGTCGCTTACGCTTCTTCCGAATTTTTTCACGCTTTCTCTCGTTTTTTTCAGATTCATCTATTGACATACCTATTTTAGTTGGCACATATGCTTCAGAGTATTCTTTCCTCCATTTTTTATCCTTTCTTACATCAGCAGCCCTGCTTGCAGGAGTCTGCTTCCATGTACTTCTTGAAGATGATCCAAGTTTTCTACCCCCCGGAGGTAATTTTGCTCTTTCAGCTTTTGATAGTTTAGGAGCCTCTGAAAGTAATTTCTTTCTGTCTTTGTTTGATTGCCAGTGTTTCAACTCACTTGGTGCACCCATTTTTATTTTAGCCATTATAAACTCCGATTAACTACGAAACCTGATTGATTGCGACTTTCTTTTCTAGTCATTATAATCCACGTTTTTCAAGAAGTCCTACCTTCCTTTTTCTCTTTGACTGAATCTCACCACTTATCTGATGTCCACCTTTAACCTTATTCTGCTTTGCATAACTGGAAGTAGATAATTTACCACCCGGAGTTTTTATTGTTCTAGTTGCAGTCCTTTGAAGTTTTTTTCCTTTTTTACTCTTAATTAAACTTTTTGAATAACTTTCACCTCCCTTTCTACCACTTACAGCTACATTATAGTCACCTTTATTGGGATCACCTGATAACACTTTCTCACTATGATAATCTTTATTTCCCCAATCTTTTGCCATTTGATCTGGTGTTTTTTTAGCCATTATAAACTCCTATTTACTACAAAACCTGATTGATTGCGGCCCTCTGACAGTGCTCCTGATGTCATACCCTCCATTGTACTGGCTTGCTGTACATTTTCCAAGAACTTCTGCCTATAATATCCTGACTTCTCTACATTCCGCTGTTGTGATTCCTTTAAGTATGCCCTCTCCAGAGTACCCCAAACTATACTCTCGTGCCAGTAGGCATTCACCTGTGGTGTTGTTGAGTCCAGTGCCAGTGAGTTATCCTTTGGTACACCTCGTACCTTGAGTGAATGAAAGACCTTTGTTGTTGCATCCTTGTCTATATACAAGTCCTTTGTTGCCTTTGGTAGTGGAAATATCCTGAAGGTGGAAGCTGTCCTGTTGTTAAAGACTACTGCCTCTATTGGGCCAGTCTGTTCACGCCACCGTGGGGTGTTATCTGTAGAAGTGACTATTGATGAGAATGCATTGGGATGGAAGCCCATTGAGGACTCCAGCATGAAGTGCCTACTGCCTTTTGAAGATGCGGCAGCATTCAGTTCTGATTCTGTGAAGATGTTGAGTTCCCTGCCATTAATACTGATGGACACGATCTCTGCTATTGTACTGGGAATTGTAAAGGTTGGGCCAACCCTGAACACGGAAACACTGGAGTCGGTTATTGTTCCGCTGGTGTCTACTTGGTATGTGAGGGTTAGTGTAGTTGGAACAGCAACAATGAATGTACCAAGGTACTGACTAGGAGCACCATCAACAACATTAATAGCATCACCTTCTGCGTATCCATGTGCTTCAGTGAATGTAATGGTTGCCGTCTTACTGTCTGTGGTAAGGACACCTGTCTTCGTGGCTTCACCTATAACAGTGCCTGACGAGCCATTGGTTGCATAGCCTTCTACTTGTGGGTACCTGACACGCCTAGTAAATTCGTTTAAAGCATCGTTTATGTATGTGTTAAGTTCACCATCTGTCCAATGCTTGTTTGCAGAATCCTGTAGGGCTGTTTCGGTACGTTCTCTTATCTGCTTTCGGTTCATTCTTGGTCAAGGTCAATCACCTCATGACGCTCAATTGCACCGTCTAAATCTTCCTTAGTTATTGGCTCAGATGCATCATCAAACTCGACACCTGCCTTCTGCCCAGTCTTAGGCCACTTTTTAACTGTAAAATTAAATCGTCTGTTAGACCTTGGTGTAAGACCTTGTGACAAATCCTTCTGGAAGTAATCGGTAGTAATAGCATCATTCAGTATGTTCATATGTTGAAGAGGTACAATTCTATCTGTTCCTCTTGGTATAACTATTGTCCAATCTCCATGTGTCACTGGTACTGGCCCCATCTCAGTATTGTCTTTACCGTAATCAATATTAATTACAGCGTGACCTTCTGGAACAGCTTCTCCCTTCTTCCATTCGGCTGCCATCTTCATACCATTAGGCAGGACTACAAAACGGCCCTCACCTGCTGGTGCATAACTAGAATCCCTTGTTTGTTTAGGTAAACTTTCTGTTGGTAGTAAACCACCTGCTATGGACATATTTCTCCTTAAATCTCCGTTGTTAAAATGTGGGTGACCTGAGCCACCCACTACTGAATTACACTATTAAGCTAGTGCTGCCTGAGTCCAAACAATGTTGGCATCAAAAACATATTCAACCCACCAATGGAATGCTCCGGCTGTCTGAGCATCTCCAAGAATAAGATCACCAACTACTGGAACAACCTTTTCTCCTGAAGAAGACCAAGATGCCGTAGTACTTGGTGCATAAGTATATGTCGCAGAACTGGTCATTGTGGGTGGTTTACCCATAATCTCTACACCAGCATTACCTTCTGGGCCAGAGAATCCTGCGGCCTCAATATTGACTGCCGTACAATATGCATCAACATCGGCTGCTGCTGCTACGTTTACCATACCTGTATCAGTTTGGAGCGTACCTAGAGCATGACCAATTGTAAATGTATTTGCACCGCTTGTTGCATTTGCCGCATCACTTACTGCAACGCCAAATCCACATACCCTTGCTTCCAAAGGAATGAAAAGAACACGCTGATAAGTGGCCGCTGCCCATGTTGAACCGTCTGCAAAATTGACAAAGTCAATCTTTGACATCTGTTTGGCACTCGTTATTTTAGTTTTTAAAGAGTCCATAAATTTTCCTTATTTAATTGTGAAGCCCCTCCCATTAGAAGGGGCTATAGTTTATGAAAGTTTAGTACAGGCTACTTCCAATCTGTACATCCACAAATCTTGAAGGATAATACAGGAATAGAACGTATCCCACGCAACCGTACCACGCTGTCCTAGTGGATCACCGGGGCCGGGTTTCGGCATTACAACCTTTGAGCGGAGTGAATCCATTCCACCTAAAGTTGCACATCCAATTGCATCCTGTGCAAAAATCAGTACAGGATAAACATCGCAACGAGTTCCAGTTGTGGAGATACAGTTTGCAACACCATTGGTATCACCTGCATCCTTAAATGGAACTGCTTGAGTTGTAGTGATAAAGCGTACTCCTTCTACGCCACCAATCTCACCCTCAATTGCATCGCCTTGATCAGAGTACTTCTCTACGGCTACAAAGCCCGGAAGTTGCTGAATATCCTGCTGTAAATCAGGATGGCAAATCGCAACATACGATTCACGGATTGGCTCTGTAGCAACGCCAACGGATGCCTTTAGCTTATTCTTTAACTTAATCGCATCGTTGTTCTGAAGAGCACGGATTGCTGTTTGAAGTGGGGACAACACCTGAGTCCCTGCAGAGGGATCATTAAGTGTTGGTGCAATTCCACCAATGGTGAAATCAACATCTGTACGTGCAGATGCAGATGTTCCTACATACTTCACTGATGTCCCTGCACGAAAGACCTTGAAACTGAGGAAGTCGATTGTCTCGCCAGCCTGAGTTGCCTGTCTCTCGCTAATAATTTTTAGCACTGGATCGGCAGCAGCCGCAAGCTGGACATCCGTGGTATTCACGTAAGATCCATACTGTTTCAAGGTATGCATGAGCGTAGTATGCTCAAGGCTTGAAAAATCCGGTGTAACACCTTCGGCAATAGGCGTATCAACGATTGGGAAACGCTCATACCTGCGGTGTCTAATTTCTAACCCCTGCTTCTGGGGCTTGGTTTCTTTCTGTGCGAATTTCGCAAATGTCAGCAATCGTTTAGCGATTGGTAACATTTTCTTCTGGATAGTAAAGGCATCATTCTTACTTAAATCACCATAAGAAGAGCCACTAATTGTTCCAGTTCCTCCATATGCAGCCATAATTAACTCCTATAATATTGTTATTCGGGAATGGCTTCCCATAATTCATCATCGGACAAGTTGTCCATGTTTTTGCTCTTCACGGGTGCGGAATTACCTAAAAGACCAGTCGCTGCTGCTCTCTTAGCCTGTCGCTTGGTACTCGCTTTAGCTTGTTTGACTTCTTCTTCAGGAGGTCTCCACTCTGATTCACCTACTTCGGTGGAAAGGAATAGTTGCATAACGGAGGCATGATCGATTGGGTCGGTTGACTCAGTCATCATTTTTGTCATGGCTGGACTACCTAAGACAAATGCCTGAAAATCAGGATCTTTATCTATATCTCTGTAATCCTCACCTACATTCTCATTCATGTAATTCTCATGATACTGTAGGAAGTTCTGATATTGTTGTTTTTGTGATTGGTCTTCTAAGTTCTTTAACCGCTGTTGAGCCTGTATGGTAGCTTCATGAAGGGATGTACCCTGCTTCGCCATCTCATGCTGAATCATCTTGCGGAATGTAGAAGACAGTTCACTAAACTCCTCCATTGTCTGCTTATCCTCCTTGTCAAAGAAGGCATCTGCATCAGTAGGATCTACTTGGGGTGCTTCCGATTCTGGAAGTCCCTTCCTGACTCTATCTAATGCCTGTTCACGTTCAACATCTCTGAGTCGTAACTCATTGACCTCTTCACGCATCCTAGCAGAATCTTCATTCCTTTTATGAAACTCCTTCTCTAAGTCCCTGTAACGAGCTTCATAATCATGCTGTGGTTCTTCAGGCTCTTCATCGTCTTCGGTCTCATCTTCATCTTCATCTTCAGGCTCCTCTTCTTCTTCTTCTTCTTGAGGGG